ATGCTTGTTTTAATTTCGAAAGAGGCGAAAAAAATGAATAAACAGAATCCTTTCGAACACCTGCAGGGGCTAAAAACCTTCAAAATACATGGTGATATATGAAAAAAGTAATCATTTTTTTTAATGGTAAGCCAAGTAAAGTTATCACTGTGCTAAAAGGGGTGACATCAATACGCGAAGAATATCCTAATGGAGAAGTGATAAACCTTCAGATAATGTCAGCAGGTTTCCCCTCTTTAACAGGTGACCATGAAGTGGTCTATGTGGCATCAGATCGAGAGCTTACCTCTCAGGAAATATTAGATGCGGCACAGAAGTATCTTTGACGCCAGGGATTTAACGCCAACATTCATGAAATCATTATTATAACTACGTTTTATTATTGTGGCCTGCTTAACGCAGGCTTTTTTTAACACACACGCAAACATTTATAATTAAGACATGTACATCCTACACCATGGCAATATGACTTTATTAATAATGAGGCAACCATAAGGCTTCCATGAAAATCCTACATTACACAGTATTAATAGTTATTGAAGCCTCATCCTCAGATAATAATATCAACCCTCTTATCATGGGTCTCTTACATGACCGAAACTATTCAAGCAAGTCAAACCGAGGCGTTAAATTTCCATCCCATGCATTCATTGGTTCAGAGGGTCAGGCAGTTTTAGAGTGGGAGTCTGAAAAAGATGGAGCAGAAAAGCTAAAAAAAAGACTCTACCAAATGCTGCATGGAATTACACGTTTTGAAGAATTTCCCACAGCAGTTTTACTAATGATTTGCCCAGAAGATAAAACCTTAACCTTTGTTTCAAGACTTAAAGTAAAAAAATGAACTTCGATATTTTAACCTTCACTATCTGAAAATGCCGTGACAGTGAAAACTGCGAAAGAAAATCATGAGGCACATCAGTAAATATTGTATCATTTGCTAAGCATTGCTGTTACATTCGATTTCATGATGAATCCTCCTCAGCGGCAGGGCTAATTAACCTGATGATTTGTATATCAAGCGGCTCATCGTGAATTTCTGAAGCAGCGAGTCACGAGTGGTTAATTCAATGACTCACCGGGAGGCACCCGGCATCATATCCATAAGCCCCTGTATAATTGCAGGGGCTTCTTTACATTACAAAAGCATAGTAGTAGACATATTACTCTTAATATTCATAGCCGATAATTAGGTTCGAATGAATATACCATTTAAAGAATCATCTAACTTTTATTAGGTCTGAATACCTCGTAGTATATCGTGGAGATAACATATCCCGCTTCATCTGCCATTGCTGCTGTATGCCTTGGCCAGCAAAGTAGAGCGTTCCTCTGCCGTCTCTGGCATTGAGTTGATCAAGAACCTCCATCAGTTTATCACTAACGGGCCGCGGTGCGTTTTCATCGAACAAGTTGAGCTGGGCTACCCCCTGACTGAACAAATCACCCAACATAATGCCGGCTTTCTGGTACCTTTGGCCATCCTTCCAGATTTTGTCCAGGCACTTTACCGCGGCGTTAATGATGTCGCGTGAATCCTGAGTGGGAATAAGAAGCTTCATGGACGCTATATTACCGTAATATGGCTCGTTAAGGGCAAAGGGAGATGTTTTCACGAATGCAGAAATAAAACGGCAATACTGGTGCTCACCACGAAGCTTTTCCGCGCCACGGGCCGCATAGCTGCAGATGGCCTGACGCATCTGCTCATATTCTGTAACGCGTTCACCGAAAGAACGGCTGCAGACGATTTCCTGCTTTGGCGGCGCAAACTCTTCCAGCTCAAGACAAGGCTCGCCGCGCAACTCCCGGACTGTTCGCTCCAGCACGACATTGAAGTGTTTGCGAATAATCCATGTGCTTTGTTCTGATAAGTCCAGAGCAGTTTTAATACCCAAGGCGTTAAGCTTCTTACTGATGCGGCGGCCAACGCCCCATACGTCCTCAACCGGCACAATAGACAACAACCGACGCTGGCGATCGATATTGGACAAATCAACCACTCCGCCCGTCTGCCTCTGCCATTTCTTGGCGGCGTGATTTGCCAGCTTAGCGAGGGTCTTCGTTTGGGCAATGCCAACACCAACGGTAAGGTGCGTACGCTTCAGAACCGTAGCGCGAATCTCATTGCCGAACTCGGTCAGGTCCCGGCAGTTGCGAACACCTGTTAGGTCGCAAAAAGCTTCATCGATACTGTAAATTTCGACGCGGGGGCTCATTTCCTCAAGCGTCGTCATTACCCGGTTCGACATGTCTGCGTACAGCTCGTAGTTACTGCTGAAGCAAACCACACCAGCGCGTCGGAATAGATCCTTTTGCTTAAAGAACGGCTCCCCCATGGTGATTCCTGCAGCTTTTGCTTCTGCGCTGCGTGCGATTACACAGCCATCATTATTTGAGAGAACGACAACCGGCCGCCCTCTCAGATCCGGCCTGAATACAGTCTCGCATGATGCGTAGAACGAATTAACATCACAGAGCGCAAACATATTCAGCTCGCAGATTTAACGATGAAAGTCACGACGCCAAACACGTCCAGCGTATCTTCGCTGCCGACGATGATCGGTGAGTAAGCGCTGTTCATCGGAATGAGCTGGACTGTCGGGCGCAGCTGCAGGCGTTTAACCGTAAACTCCCCTTCCACCGCCGCAATGACGATATCCCCATGCTCAGCCGTGCGCGAACTATCGACCACCAGCAGATCGCCGTCGCTGATCCCGGCTTCGATCATTGAATCACCCGCGGCTTTGACGAAGTATGTTGAGCTCGGGTGAGCAACAAGTAACTCATTGAGGTCGATGCGCTGTTCTACGTAATCAGCCGCGGGGCTCGGGAAACCACACTGCACTAAGTCACTGAAAAGCGGGAGAGCGATAATTTCTCGCAGTTCTGCAGGCCTGATAAATTCCATATTGCACACCCTGAATACTGTTTTTATATACAGTAGTTTCATTTGGGTATGCACGCAAGAGAGAGGCTCTATCATGACTGTTTAAAGCTTCACCGTTTCGTTTCTAAGTTTCTCTTGGCTTTAGAATTATTGCGTTTGTAAATTTTCAAAATAGTGCAATAACATGAGCCAGCAGCAACATAAAGCCCGCCGGGTAAAGGCTTGAGGCTAACTATTTATGTTTCTGGTGGTGACGGCCAGCTGATCTCCTGATCATTTGTGAACACCAGGCGGTTTAGTTTCACCCGGTAGGACTTCCACGCCATCAGTTGATCCGCCTCCACTTTTGTAGCAATACCCAAATCGCTGGCATCCTGGAGTGGTGCAATTTTTTCCCCTGCAGCGGCGATCAATTCTGAACGATGGGCTTCCGCCTGGTCGATTTTTTCCTGCCGGGTAAACTCGCGCGGAATTATTTTTTCGCCGTTCCACATCCATTCACCGTAAATATTCAGGCCATCCGGCACATCGGCGGTATTGACCTCAGTTACCGAAAGATTCAACGGATAAAGGCGTGACGCGTCAGTATGGCATGATCGGATAACCCCTTTTTCATCAAAACAGATTTTCAGCGTATCGGGCTGGAAGCGGTTCAAATGTAGGTACCAGTCCAGACCATCTTCTGTTTGAAGATAAATCGCCTGAATCATCAGGTCGTAATATTCAGGTGTGTAAATCGTTAAATTTTTAAGTGTTAATGCCATACCATGTGTCCTATGCAGTGTGACCAATGACCATCCAGCCGACAGTCGGAACATATTTCTGAATGGGGCGGTAAAATAATGTATCGTTTACAGGTTCGTTACCCTCGGCGTTGTAACCAGTAAGGACACATCCAGCAGGCGCGCGCTGCCATGCATTTTTAGCAATGATGAATGACCCCTCGGCACCCAGCGCGACATCAGTGATGAAATTTGACTGCACCCAGTTAATTTCCGCCTTCGCCCCAAGCCGCCCAGTTAGCCAGTTTGACAGCCAACCGCCCCATACAGAGCCGTAGAGATTCCCGTCATAGCTCAGTCTCGCTCCATTCGGGCCCCACAAGATGTCACCGGTACGGGAGATAACAAAATCTCCGCCCCCCTCGTTACCGTTATTAAGACGAAGATCGGAATTACGGTCTTTATAAATATATGCTCTCGGGGTGCCATCTTTATTTTGAAAAATAATATGCTGACGGTCGTCACTCTCGATGAAAACACTTGTATTCGACGTAATTGAATTTGCAGTAATTCCCGCAGGGGCCTTAACTACATTACCTAAGGTTACAGCCCCGGTATTTGCATCAACATAAAAAGGACGTAAATTGTTATACCCGCCATTCGGATCACCTTTTTTAGTAAACATCAGGTAAAACGTTGTACCGTCAAAGCGGAAAAGGGTACTCACATCTTTCTGCTTTAAGCGGAGTGCGGTTGAGTCAGTGATAGCAAGAGATCCCGCCATTTCGTCACCAGCGCGCTGCACAGCGCCGGTAATGCGTTCGTCATCCCCTGCCGCCACAGTGCCAGCTTTTGTCCCAACATCCAGAACTGCTGCCTCTTTCAGCCCAAGGTTTTTCCGTGCCCTGACTATATCCATCACATCACTCAGGTTTGCATCCTGTCGCAGAAAAAACCCATCGCCCGTTGAAACCTTCAGCTCGATATTAGCCGTTTCAGACACGGCGAGTCTAAACTGGAGTTTAACGCTGATACCACTTACTGGCTTCTCGATCGCGGCACAGTTCGCTACAGCATAAAGCTCGCCTGCATCGGTCAACAGCCCGACCTCCCTGACTACAAAGCCGCCCACATCGGCAGGCAGTACAAGCTGCGCAATAAACTGATTATCCTGTTCCGGTGAGACCTGCAATGCTGAAACCGCCGCACGATAAACTTCGCGAACAAGGGCTGTTAATGCCGGGTCAGGCTTAACCGGCTGGCCGTTACCATCACCTACTACAAAATCTTTAATTATGACGGGCTTCCCGGTCGCAGTAGACTGCGCCTCCAGCTCTTTGCCTCTGTTGGTCAGAATACTGTAATACTTCTCAGCCATGGCTAAACTCCTGCCTCAATATCAATATCAATCCAGGCGGTGACAGCACCGCCGGTGTAATAAGTTCCCATGGCGCCCAGATCGGCAATCACGTCAATAGAGGTCAACAGACTCCTCAGGTTCTTCGCTTTATCGACCTGCCGCCGGATACGCTGATACAGCGCGTCATCAACTTCCTGAAGGCTGTAAACCTCAATGCGGAAGGTGTAGGGAGCCTTACGCGGCAGATCCTCCCACCACTCCACCACGGTAGTTGGGAGACTGACAGCGCTCAGTGACCGCCTGACAGCGCCGGCAGTACCTCGATGCTGATGAACATATGCGGCATCCTTAATCACCTGCCGCTTTTCAGCCTCAGTCCAGGCGTCTTCCCAGGAATCAACCGAAAATTCCCAGGCAAGCCAGGGCAACAAATGCGCCGGACAGGTATCGGGGTCTTTCACCTTACGCACCAGGCCCGTATCCAGCGCTGTGATCTGCTCCGAACTGGCCTGCTCCAGTGCCCGCTCTGGCTGGAGGGCGGAGGGCGGTAGCAGGGAGCGAAATTTATCCACCGGACCCTCCTTTGCGGGTGACGTTTATCGCACTGCACCAAGGGGCCTGCCCCGCAGCTGCTTCCAGATCTGCGACCGGACTTATCAGCCTTACTCTTGTGACGCCGGGCTGCTGGAGTGCAGCGTAAATCGCGGAAAGCGGTACGAGGCCGTTTATGCGATGCGAAAGCCGGGTGTAGCTTGTCAGCGTGCTGATGGCATGTTCCAGCACCGTCTGCGCATCCGGTCCGTCTGGTATATCCAGTTCAGCCGTTACCGCATAGCTGACAATGGTGGCGCTTTTTACGCTTACATAATCAGTCAGAGGCCTGACCTCATCGGCGCTCAGTTCGCTCTTCACTTTTTCTGTCAGGCTGGGGCTGGCCTCACCATTTCCGGTTCGCGACAGGACGTAGACGTCTACTTCCCCCGGTCGGTTATGTGTCTCCGGTCCGTAAGCATCCGCATCCAGCACATCGTTATCTGCTGATTTGGCATGGAAGCGGTATGCATTGCGCGCGCCTGCCGTATTCAGCTGTGCCCATGAAAGCTGTATACGCTCACGAAAAGCGTCATCATCTTCATAAACAGGATCAACAGGTGGCACAGCATTCGGATCTCCGGGATTTATCACCAGACGGGAAACGTTAAAGCCCGCGCCAATCTGGTCGAGATCGGCCCCTCTTGCGCTGGCAAGGAAAACTGCGCGTACCGCGTCATTGACTCGCTGAAACGCCAGAGCGAGCTGGTAGGCATTGATTTCACCCTGTTTAAACGCCGGATCAGATTCCACCAGCGCATCAAATACCGGATCCAGTTCGCGCAGGCGTGCCAGCCAGCGGGTAAAAATATCTGCAGCATCCGGAACCACGATGGCATCCGGCACCGCCAGGGCGGACAGGTTAATTACGTCATAACTACTTGCCATATATAGGTATGCCTCCGGTGCTGATAGGAAGATTGTTCTCTTTGTTGATCCCTTCAATATCCACCACACACCCCGTTTCAGTTGCCGGGAAAGAGACGACCACGCGCGTGACCTTCAGCCGGGGCTCCCATCTCGCCAGCGCCGAGGCGGTCGCTGCGATAATACGTAGCCGCGTAAGGTCATCTCGGGGGTTGTCCACCAGCGAAAACAGGTTGCTGCCATAATCACGGACAAGCACCCGACTACCTACCGGGGTTGAGAGGATGTCGCTGACCGACTGACGCAAATGGTCGGTACCGGACAGGCGTTTACCCGTCCAGCTGTTTACGCCGTTCATAGTATTTTTCCGTATCGGGTCCGCCGGGTGGCGGTACGTTAGCCGAAGTAATCCGGACCAGTTTTATCCTTGCTGCCGGATTTTTTTGAGGATTTCGCAGGATTGCGAATATCAACCACCAGGTTGTACGTGTAGCTGAACCCGGCGGGTGTCAGGGAGTAAACCAGCGACTCCACCACCCAGGCACGATCTTCCCGCTCACCAAAGCCGGAAGTGGATACGCCCGATTCTGCGGTGAGAGGGACATGTTCAGGGCGGCAAGGACCAGTAACCGTCATTTTTTGCTCATTGCGCTTTGCCTGCGTTTTTTTTGACTTTGCCTGCTGGTCAGCGGTGTCCTTCACCGGCTGGGTATACGGGTTCGCCATTGAGGGACCGTCATGATCGACTGTGGTGGTTTTGGTCTTTCCGTCAGCCTCATCGTAATACCGAACGCCAATTTTACCCGAGGACTTGCCGCCACTGCCGGTGGCCTTTCCTGTCGAACTCCCCCTTTCACCTTCGCTGTACGACCAGTTTGATACCTGTTCTGGTGTGATAATCATAGCGCCGGTCTGCTCTCCGGAGGCTTTCGCGGTGGCACCCTGGCGCAAAAAAAGCCAGTAACCACCTGAGGGTTTGCTGACAGCGTTCCACGTTCGGGCAAGGCGGGTCAGCAGGTTCGCGTCGGATTCTGCAACCTGATCAACATGGTCAATGTGGATGTCGGCAAGCTCTGTGGCCACTTTCGGCACCAGACCGTTTTCGGTGGCCACGGTTTTAACCAGATCCGCAAGTCGCAGGTTATCCCAGCTGCGCGTTTTCTGGCTGAGCACATCGCCAGGCTGTTTCTGCGCATTCATGGGCGCGGCAGTGGCATAAATCTCAATACGACGTGGCGGGCCACTACTGCCCACGCCAGACACCACAAACCAGCCCTTATCCACCAGTTGGTCGTTAAAACCCAGCGCCACGCGTAACCGTGCCCCTTTCACCGGCAGAGGCAACGTTTCGGACAGCAGCGTGATTTTCAGTTCATCCGCCTTTGCCGTAGCGCCGCCATAATCCGTCAGCGTCAACTCCGACAGGCTTTGCTGCAGCGTGCGGGTAATATCTTTTCCCTCCGCGTTGATGCTGAAAGCAGGTGCATATTCCGGTTTAACAATCTGTTCAGTCATATTAATCCCACAGACTAAATGCAGAATCCTGAACCGGCGGCGCCAGATCAGGCAGGATGATAAAGAGGTCAGACGGGTAAACGGCACCGATGTCAGCCAGTCCCGGATTCGCTTCAAGCACCTGAGTCACAATATAAGAAAGGTTTTCCGTGCCGTAATGTGTCGCACAGACTGCATCAAGCACATCACCGTCACGGGTTTGATATGTCGTCGGCATAATGTTTCAGCGTCATCGTCCAGTTTTTATTTCGGTGGCCACCGCCTGGCAGGAAACGGCTGGTTGTGTCGGAGAAGTCGATAACCACCCACCAGCCAAGCACATCCCCTTCGCCGCTGACCAGTTGTTGTGGCTTATTCTGATTTGCGAGGTCGAAGAGATCGTTGACAGCATCCACCCCCTTGCGGAAGAAAGCATGCGACTCCCCTTCAAGCCGAACCGTTCGCCCGGGCTTGCCGGTATACTGCAGTAAATCCTGTTTACCGATCCGCTCCTGCTCACTCCAGCGCCAGCTGGCCTCACGGGTCAGTTGGCTGTACGCGGTGGTATCAATCGAAAAGGCAAAGTCGCCCAGCATCATCATCACTCGGGCGGCCTGTGCGCCACGGACAGCGCCGGACCGCGACTGTCCGAAGTCTTCATAGACCGGAACGATTTCACTCACCAGATTTGTCCTCCGTCCATCATGCTGCTGTTACCCGTAAACGCCGGGCTGGTTTTCGTCACCCCCTCGACCGCATCAGCTATACCTTGCTCGCTTTGTCCGGGTGCTCCGTTAATTTCGAAACGGTATTCGAATTTCCGGTTGTCAGTAAGCTGCCTTGCCTGTGGCTGCTGGTCGGCTGTATCAAGGCGCTGGAGAAGTGCATCCCAGTAACCTCCGTCGCCGGAAGCCGACGCGCTATTACGCTGTGCCCTATCCAGGCCAAACAGCGGTCCGCTGTTTTCCGGTGTCATATATTTATCCAGTGACTTATCAAAGCTTTCATTGTCATCACTGAAGATACCACGCGTATCCCGGTACGATTTTTTCACATCGTCCGGCAGACCCGGTTTTTCTTTGAGCTGCTGTTCGAACCACTCTCCCTGGCCGTTACGCTGCGCCGTCATGCGGGCGATATCGACCGAGCCGGTCATGGCCAGCGATTTGAGCACATCACGCTGATCGCTTCGCTCATCCGGCAACAGCCAGGACAGTTTTTTCGCCAGCGCATACGCCACTTTCCCGACGAAAACTATCCCCTGCCCGAACGTCAGCACGCCTGGATAGAGATCATTGCGTAGAAAACTGACGATGCGTTTGATCCCCCCGCCTTTAAACCACTCCGCCATATCGTCAGTCAGGCGTCGGATATCCGGCGCCAGTTCGTTACCGAGCTGGCCGGAGATTTCCGCCAGTGCAGAAGAGAAAACGGTCTGCAGATTAGTAATGGCACGATTGCCCGCCATCGCGCCTTCAGCCCCCTCTTTCGTGACGAGGTTATACCGACGCTGCTCGTCCATCAGATCGCGGTAACTTTTCCCAGACTGCTTCAGCAGCATCAGCAGCTTGCTGGCCTCGCCGCCAAACAGCGAATCAAGAGCAAACGAGGCTTTTGACTCATCCTGCAGACTGAGCGCACGCTCGACGATTTTTTCAAACTGCGCCATATCGCTGAGCCCCGCTAAATCTCCCGCCTTAAAACCGAGCGTTTCAAACGCATCCTGCAGCGAGCCCTGTTTGCCGTTCTGCTTGTACTCCCCCGCCTTGTGCAGATACTCCTCAAACAGATCGCCGATATTCTCTCCGTTCATGTCGTACTGTTTTGCGAGGGTGTCCCATGCATCAAACGTCGGGATATCGACGCCATAGCTTTTCGCCACGCCGGCGCGTCTGGCCGTTTCCGCGTTGGTGGCCGCCGGGGCAATCAGAGTGCCCAGTGCGGAGGCCACAACCCCGCCGCCACCGATCGCCAGTCCCGGTGCCACCATGCCGCCCAGTTGTCCGGCGATACCCAGACCGCGGCGAAACAATCCTTTACCTGCCCCCTTAAATGACGCCAGCCTCTGCGCCTTCTGCATCTGCTGGTTTAGCTTCTGCTGTTCCGACTCCGTTTTACGGATTTCACGGGACACATCGTTGTAACGGCGTTTCAGATCGCCCAGGCTCTGCCCGGCAAGCTTTGCTTTCTTAATTTCCGCCGCCAGCTTCGCCTGGTCTTTGGTCAGTTTTTCTGATTGCTTCCCGACATCCTTCAGGCTTTTTTGCAGACCGTTCGCTGAACGGCTCCAGGAGCTGTCGATATTGCCGCCAAAGGTTATGACGGCCTTAAGGTTCTGGCTTAATCCGGCCACGATTTACCGCCTCCACTTCGTCGGTGAGAAAATCAGAAAACACACTGAATGGCATGTCCAGGTATTCCGCCATGGGAAAATGCAGGCGCCGCCCGAGAAAGCGTATCGCCCGCATCAGGCCTCTTTCGGTCGATCCGCGGGCGGGAGCATAAAAACATTAAATGCGTCCAGCAGTTGCGCATAATCCGCCGCTGTGAGCTGCCAGATATCCTGCTCGCTGAGGTTGCACAATAACGCAATCATGCGCGCTTCTTTTTCTTCTTCGCTGCCGTGGTCTTTGGAAAAAGCGATGCGGTCACGCACCAGCGGTTCGCGTATCGTCACCTGTTCGAGTAAGCCACCGTTCTCAATCGAAACAGGGGAATACAGTTTGATCACGCGGGTTTCACCGGGAAAACTCATAAATAATCCTTAAAAAGTAAAAACGGCCCGCAGGCCGTTGGTATGTTCAGTTGAAAAATCAGAGGCGGACCTTCGCCGCCAGTCCAGACAGTACATCAACACCATTCACCCGGCGCGCGAAGCGCTCGGTATCAATAGCAAAAAGCTCCCTGCCGTCTTTGGTCTGGCGGTAATAGCTCACAGCGATTTCCACCGTGATGGCGTTCTCGGACAAATTGTCCTTGCCCCGCGCATCCGGCGTAACGGTCTGCACAAAGCCTTCGATCTCCTCGACGGTGCCAAGCGCGGTACCGTTCGCCAGATAGCCCTGATAGGCCGTAAAGCGCGGGCGGCTGCCGCTAACAAAACCGAAGGCGGTCAGCATGTCCGTATCCATACCGTAGAATTTCAGCTGACAGGTCAGGGCCTCCATGCCGTCATCCACGGGGGACGGCGCATCCTGCGCGCCGGTACGCAAATCAGTTTTGACAATGGACAGTGTCGGTGGGGTGAATTCATGCGCCCCCTGTATGCGGACCCCCTGCCGGAAGAAGGTCCAGACGCGTAATGTGTTTTTTTCGCTCATGCTGCCAGCATCTCCTCAAGCGCATAGTTGTTATTCACCCGGACGCGCAGGCTGATAAGCTCAGTCGGCGATTTCGGACCAAAGTCATAGTTGATGTACAGCACGCCCGCCGCCATGCTCTCAGCGGTGTTAAGCTCCTCATCCAGCCAGGCACGTCCGCCGAAGATGGCACCGAGCCCGACAAGCTGGCGCATATAGGCATTGATGGTGCCGATAATGTCATCGGCGTTTTCCCGGTCCAGCGGACGGTCAACGTACTCCAGCATCGTTTCCTGGATACTGTCCTCGATGACGTCGGCGGTACGGCGAACAGATTCAAAGCGCCACTGCGGGTTGGTTCCGCACAGGCGGTTCCCCCAGTGCTTAAACCCGGCACGGCGAATAATGGTGGACACGTTCTGCATGTTGAGCAGATTCGCGTCACAGTTTTCATCGCCCAGAATGAACTCGTCAATCTGCTCCACGCCGAGGATGTTGTTAATGTCCTGGTTGGATTTACTCCACCACCAGCCCTTCTCAAAGTCGATACGGGCACGCAGCCCCGCCGCAAACGCAGAATACGGACGATAGACAAGTTGACCGTCAGCGTTGCTGACCTGCACACGCGGACGCAGCAGCTCGGTGCGGGTACCATAAGACTGCCGACGCTGCACAACCTCCTGCAGCGTGGCACCGGACTCACAGTCAACATACGCCACAGCCCGCAGCTTGCCGGCAACGGTTTCCAGCGCCTTGCCTACCGCATCATCCTCACTGAATCCCGGTGCGATGACGATACGTGGCTGGTACGTTGTCACGGATTTTGCCGACGACAGCGCGCCAATCCCGGCCAGCACCGCCGCACGTTTCTCAGCTTCATCTGCCCCCTCCGCCACACGCACTACCACGGTCAGGGCATTTCGCTGGTCGTTGATTTCCGTCAGCGCCTGCTTAAGCGTGCCTTTGTCCCCAAGACGCGAGAGCATCGAGGTACCGACAATTGCCACCGGGGTATTCAGGGGGAATGGCTCATCCTCGCCACCAGCGAGCTGCAGACTGAACGGTAAGACAATACCGCTACCGTCCCCCGTTGCGGTTACTTTCACGTCTGCGACTGCCCTCACGGCAGCAACAACAGTTGCGGGAGTAGCCGTCAGCTTGCCAGCTTCATCACAGCCAAGCGTGATGGTCAGCTTAAGCCCCGTAGCATCCCAGATGGCGGAAGTTCCCACCTCCGCTGGATCCCCCGCATCGGGAATACCGGCTACAGCTTCAACCACCACCACGTTCCCTGCCCTGCCGGCAATTTTCGCGGCAAAATCCACAACGTTATCCAGGATTGGCGTCCCCGTGCTGGCACTGGCTGGCGTACCGGCAGAGGCATCAGGCGCAGTGCCCACCAGGCCGATAATGGCCGTCTGGATCGTCATGACCGCGACCGTGCCGGATGTCAGTTCGATCGTTTCAACACCATGTAAATTCGACATTCATTTTCTCCAGGCATAAAAAAACCTGCTGAAGCAGGTCACATTTTCTGATTGGGTTTTCCGGTCGTACCGCCACTGTCTCCCCGGTGATCATGGCCATTGAACGTCTGACGGATCCCGCTCATTTTCCCGGTACCGTCCGAAATCTCCTGGGTCGCACCGATATTTCCGGCCACGTTCGTGTCGGCGTTTATCTGCGTTTTCCCCTGTACGGTCAGGGTATCGGTAATTTCCACCGGACCATCGAGCGTGCCTTTGCCGATAATTTTGTAGGTCCCGCCTTCCGCCAGGGTGATGGTCAGGGCATGCGCGGCACGGTCATAGCGGATCTCGGTACCGTCGCCGTAGCGGGTGATATGCTCGCTGCCGCTGCCCTCCGGTACCGGCAGCCCGCCGGTATTCCAGCCGGGAAACACCCGACCATTATTGAGCTCGCCCGCCTCCGACAGTACCGTGACCGCATCCCCGACCGCATACGGATTGGAGTCAGCCCGGTTAGTCCCCGAAAAGCCCTGGCAGAGCGGCAGCCAGGTGGTGGTGATGTCGCCCAGGTCCACCCGGCATTTCGGTATACCGTCATGCTTAACGGAATGAATAACCCCGCGCCGGACAATGTTTGCCAGGCGGCGTTGTAAATCGCCCTCGATATCACTCATCGGGTTTCGCCTCGTAAATCAACTGATAATCGTCCACATGTGCCCGGCCGATATCTGGTGCCTTACCGAGCCAGACGGCATTCAGCGGGGCATTGAACTGCGCAAACGGATCCGCACCAAAGGCCACTGACTGTGTGAAGGAAATGCGCCACACCAGGTAATCGTCCATGCGCGGATCAAACTCATCACGTGATGCATCGATAAACACGGCGGGCGCCAGACTGGTCAGGCCGAACAGCTGGCCGTCAATCCACTGGGTGATATCGGCGGCCGCCGTACGCAGGAAAATTTCCGGCCTGCTGACGCCTGCGCCAGCCGCATCCACCACCACATACAAATCGCAGGACAGGGTGACGTTGAGCTGCCCTTCGTTACCTCCGTCCTGCTCCCAGCCATTAATGGAGAAATACACCGCCGGAGTGGTCAGCCCGGTAAAGCGGGGCACGTTTTTTTCCGGGTAGGCATCGGCGTCGCGTACCCACGCAATGTTTTTCAGCGCGCCGGTGACCGCATCGTGATACTGCCCCAGCAGTAATGGCTCAGCCATGGTCCACCTCAGACAGATATTCGGGCTTTCACGCGCCCGCGCAGATCGATTTCAAAATGATGCATAAAAATCTCCATCGCCTCGGCAAAGGCGTTATCTTCGATGTAGTTCAGCATCGGCTCATAAATATCGACTTCCGCTTCGCGGGTCCGCCGGGTATCCGGATCGCGAATAACCACCGTCCGCCTGTTCTCCCTGCGGGAGCGAGTCACCTCACCGTTTTCAAACGTGCGTGCAGAAAGCAGACTGCCCTTAGGCGTAAATCCGGCGTTTTCCGCCTGGCGCCGCGCTTTAATAAACCGCCCTGTGGATTTATCCCGTCGGGTATGGTGAGGCCTCACGCGGCCGTTTATCCGGCCTTTAAGGTCTTTCACCTTGATGGCATTCAGGCCGAACCAGAGACGAAAGTTATCCAGTTTTGACTGTGAAGCACGATCAAGACGAAAGGAAAGCAGGCGCCGGCGCACCAGGTCCAGACTGCGCGGCGCCAGGGCGTCCTTCATGTCAGCAACGGCTTTCTTGCGCAGGGTGGTCGCCGTACGCCTCAGCGCGCGGGAGTATGCTGCCCGAAACTGTTTCTGGGTGGCTCCGATCTGTTCCGCTATCCGCCAGATGGCATCCACATCGATATCGACGGGCAGGTCCCGTCGCAGTCTGGACTCACGTGCCATATCAGCTCCACTTGTTGATTTCCGGCTGCGGTTTGCCCGGGGCACCATAAGCCAGGGTGACGCGGGTGCGGCCTTCTTCATCTGCACCAACATGCGTTACGCGGTAAGTGGTACCGTTAATTTCCACCTCGTGGTGCTTCTCAAGCCCCGCGATATCGGCAGTCATCGCGCTGAACGCCGGGGCCCGATCCTGAATCTGACCTCCGCCCGGTACGTCCACGGGTGCGTCTGGCGTCTCAAAAATCACGGTGACAGGACGCAACTCACTGCCGATGGAGAGGACTGCCGGAATCTCTTCGGCAAATGCCCGGGAGATCCTGGCATCCGCGTTTAACAGGCGTTGGCGAAAGCGGTTCATCAATAACCCAGCCGTACCGGAACGGCATCGACATCAGCCGCGGCGTCTGCCCATGCCGTACCTGCCAGGGGATTCGGTGCAGCCGCCTCACCCTCTTCCACCGTCAGTTTACCGTCTGCCAGATAAAGCTTCTGACCAACAGTGACCGCTTCCGCAGCCTTTGGCAGAGTGAACACGCCGGTAGTATGCAGCACGCCCCACAACCCTGCCGGAATGTCATCATGAGCGACGCCCACCAGCGCCCCCGAAAGCACAGCATCCCCCGAATGAATATCGGTCACACCGGTATTCTGAAAATCAAGGGTGTTGCCGTCCTGCTGATAATTTTTCGCCATTTTTCTCTCCAGACAAAAAAGGAGCAGCACGCGCCGCCCCGGATATAAAAAAACCGTCAGAAGACGGTCGTTATTTTTTGGTGACTTTAACCATGCCGCGCCAGTCAAGCGGTGCCACACCTGCATCGATACGCACCTTAAACGCGGCGCCGTCAACGGTGAAGCCCTGCTGCTGCTCCAGATATGGGGTGTCGATGCCATCGAGATAGGCCACCTCAATGGTGTCACGCCCCTTCGCAGCCGTCAGGTAATAATCCGTAGGGCTGCTGTCATCCAGTCGGGCCTCTGAAAGTACCGTGGCGAAGTTCCGGATCGGGTTATCAATACCACTATTGACGTCAGCGCCCGGCACGCTGGCAGATTTGATCAACTGATTTGCTCGTGACTCAATAGCCACTGGCGTCAGCACAAACTCAGGACGGATATTAAGATGCCGCTCTCCGGACTTCTGTAACTTCATGGCCTTGCGAGCATTGTCCAGGCCATCAATGCTTAGATCGGCGGCAACAAGGTTACCGTGATCGGCGTGGAACAGAGATTTACCGTCCGACATTTTCGGATTACTGGTCAGCACCGCCCAAACCAGATCGCCGATGGTGGCGCGCGCCGCGCTGCCCATCGCCATAGGGATACGGGTCAGCATATCCATGTCGTCGTTGATGATGGTCTGGCGGTCAATGCTGAACAACTCGCCGTAAGTCGCCAGGGCAATCGGCTCGCCGCGGTCTTTCAGGGTGACATACTTATATTCCGCCCCTGCACGGACCTTACGTAGGGTCGGGAAAGATTCCAGGCCGGCGCGGTGAGCGGTTTTGAAATCGGTCAGCGTGCCCTTACGGGTCCACTGGTCAAAGGTTTCGCTGGCCTCATCCCAGCCCAGCAGCGCGGCTTTATGCGCCACATCCATCAGGATATTGCCGAAATCGCTGCTGCTGTGGGTGAACGCCAGGCCGACCATCGCCAGCGGCGCCGCGTGACCGGAAATGCCAATGCCGCGATCAACCAGCGAGGCACGCGCCAGTTCGCGCAGGGTGTAGCCGTTGTAGGCGTTATCTTTCTCAGCCTGCGCATAACCCGCTCGGGTCATTACTGCAGCGCGAATGGAATCACCGACCAGATTGCCGTTACCGGCATAAAGATGAATCGCGCCCGGACCAGCGCTCGGAGTGGTGCCCGCCGCCAGCGCCTGCAGCAGTTTATCGCGGGCTTTTTCAGCGTTGCAGGTGAAGTCGGCCAGGCATTCAGCCTTCAGCGTCGCGAAGGCCGGGAACGTCTCAAATACGGCTGAGACGGAATTCACACGCTCTGCGTTCGCCGTCTGCATCTGCTGCTGCAGCTGCTGGGCCAGCGCGGTGATATCGATATTGGTCATCTGCGGTGCAGGCTGTTGTGACGCTGGCGGGGTAAGGTTTGCCTGTACCGGAGCAGGTTGCGGTGGCTGATTCACCGGGGCTTCGGCGCGCGGCGTGAAAAGAGATTTAATCTGTTCTGGCATATTCTGGTAATCCTTCAGTTTATTTTCATTCACACAGGCCGCGGCCTGCAGTTCAGGTTCAAGCGTGTCGGCGAAACCTTTTTCCACCGCCTCGGCACCGTTAAGCCAGGTCTCCGCTTTCAGCATCGCTTCCAGCTCTTCCTGCCCCAGTCCGGTTTTGTTCATGTACGCACTGAGCATCAGGGCTTCGTTACGATCAAGCCATGCGGCGTAATCGCGCATGTCGTCAGAATCCCCGGCGATACCGCCCCACGGTTTGTGCACCATAATCCAGGCGTTTTCCGGCATGTGCACCGTGGCGCCCGGCAGGCAGACAATCATTGAGGCCATGCTGGCCGCCACGCCATCCACCCAGATATCGATCTTCGCTTTCAACCGAGACAGGGTGTTGTAGATGGCAAAGCCCTGCATGACATCGCCGCCGGGACTGTGGATATGCAGATCCACCGCGCTGGCCTCAAACACCCCCGCCTCTTTACAGTCAGTGACGAACTGCTGGGCAGTAATGCCCCAGCCGCCGATCACGTCATAAAGGAAGATTTCGACCCGTCCGGCAGCCAGCGCGCGGATTTCGTACCAGCACTGACCGTTGGCCGCATCGACACCGGCCAGGCTGGCGCGGGGGTTAATCATCATCGTCCGGCTCACGCCGTTTATCGTCTGGTTTTGCCGTTGCATCTGGCATCGCTCCTTTGTCGTTGGCGGCGTCGGAATCAAACACCAGCCCGTGTTTACGGTTAAATTCAGTTTCACGCAGTCGCTGGCGCTTAACCTCCTGAGGATTTTTCCCCCTGGCCCGCGCCCATTCCGCTTCGGTCCCCGCGCCGCCACGCACAATGGCTTTCCAGGCGTTCGCCTCTTTGCCCGGATCAATCCACGGCATCACCGGCCCGAGATAAAGTGCGTTATAGAGAGAATTCGGATCCACATCCGGCGGGACTTCAACGCCGCTCAGCAACGCCATCGCCAGCCATGCGCGGTAAACGGGCCGGCTGTGCTGGCCGACAAACCACTGCTGGAGGACGTTGTACCCTTCGAAGCTCTCAACCAGTTCCTGACGCTGGGAGCTGTAAGTGCCGTTATAGTCCCGGGCAATGCTGGAATAACTGCCGCGCGTACCGGCGGCCACGGCCCGCATCTGCCCGTTTCGGAATTCGTAGAGATGAACGTTCGGCCGGTTTGACTCCACCATGCCAAGGTCTTCGCCGGGGCGGAGTTCGTCATAAATCATGCCCGGCGCGATATCGAAGTGACGCTGCCCGCCGGGGGTTGAAAACTCACCGTCATCACCAAGTGACTGTGCATCCCCGCGCTTGATGTAAAAGCCCAGTGCAGCGGCAATACGGGCGGCCACGCGCTCGCTCTCTTCATAATCCTTGATGTCCGAAAGACGGGTAATGACTCCGTGGATCAGGCTGATACCCCGCAGCTGGTGCAGTCGCTTGCGCTGCGCCAGGTGAAGCATATTGTCAGCAGAGACGGTTTTAAGTTCCGCGCTGAACCGCGTCATGTTCGCCGGATGATATTTGTAAACGCGGTAGCCGACGGGACGCCCCCAGTCGTTCACGATGATGCCCTGGCGAACCTGCTGGCCGGCGGTGCTGTTGAGGTTGAACGGCACAAAATCCGCCTCCAGCATTTCCAGCGAGAACGGTACCGAGGTGGCATGCTGCAGGCCCGGCACATTCCCCCTTACCAGTTGCGTGAACACTTCCCCGTCACGCAGCGCAGAACGCAATAGCAGGCGCTCGGCTTCCGGACGGGTAAACATGCCGGTCACTTCAGGACGCACGGACCACTCAGCCCAGAGCGCCGAAAGCTGCCCGGCGAAATCGGAATGAAGGTTTCCCTCCAGATCGAGGGGCTGGGGCTCAACATGGATACCGTGGGCACCGATAACCCGGTCTTCCATTTTGTCGAACAGGCCAATCACCAGATCGTGGTTTTCGTCGAGCCAGCGGGCCTGCTCCCGCAGGGACTGACCTGCAGCAAACACTGAGGTGTCCGCTGACTGGCTTTGTTTTTTCGCCTTGTGCAGGCGCGACGGGTTTGCCGCTTCATAAGCATTAAGCCGGAGACGGTCCCGCGCGCGTGCCGCAGCCCACCCGGGGGAAATAGCCCCCAGTGTTCTTTCAAGAATGCCCATAGAACGCCTTACAGAAAGTTAGCGAGTTTGTACGAACCGCCGCGGCGGTTGACCGCTCGCCAGCGCCGCTCCCAGTAATCAAGCTCGTCGCGCAACGCTTTCGGATCGTGGTTGGTAATGGCGCGACCATTCACGCCTGTGAAAGAAATGCTCTTGCCGTCCAGCGAGTCCTGGTAGGCCTGACGCACCATCAGCAGCGTTTTCCAGATATCACCTTTCGTCACTACAACCAGCCTCCCTTACCGGAAGAACCGAGCCAACTGCCGGAGAGGGCTGTGTCCTTTTCAGGTTCAGCTTGGACAGGCGACTGAACGGGTTTTGTTTTTATCACGGTTATCTCCCGGGGGCGTTCCCCTTCATGAATATTTGGATTGAGATCCTGCGGCTCAGCCCATGCAGGAGGTTTTTCCCAGTCGCGAATTTTTTCGTACCCGCGCAGAACCGCCACGGCGTGCGCATAGCAGAACAGGTCAAAGGCTTCGTTGGCGCCCTTGCCGGGTTTTCGCCATTTGCCATCAACACCGCGTTCTTCATAGGTCAGTTCCTCGTAGAACCACTCCCCCAGCCAGTCAGGAAAATGGATGTATCCGCCACCGGGGGTTTCGCGGTCCAGGTTGTTGCTGAGCTGGTCCTTAAGCAGGTCGGTTTGAAGCAGATACACCGGCACCTCGCCGCGCGCGTCGGCGCGACGGTCGCTGCGTTCGGTATTATTCGGGTGGGTTTTGGTAATGATTTTCTGACGCTTTGTGCTGTCGCCCTTAACCAGGTAAACACGTTTACCCAGGCCGTCACGCCGACACTGTCGCCAGAATTTATACGCGTTGTCCGTCACGCCTTCTTCACCGCCGCTGTCGACGGCCATCGCCAGCACCGGCATACGCCGCGCCGGGTCAGACTGCAGCGCATACGTTTTTTCCAGCACATCGGAGACCAGCAGTTGCCAGTCCTCCGGATACGCGCCCGGGTGGATCGGCTCCGCCTCGCCATGCTCATTGCAGCGCAGCGACTGGCGGATGTTGTAGCGATCCACCAGCCATCGTTCACCGTTTTCGCCATAACCGATAATCTGCACGACGAAACGGCGCTTTTTGCCGCCCTGGACGTCAACGGCCGCCAGCAGGAAACGCACCTTAGGCGGGACCAGGCGTTTACCGTAATCCTCCGCCCGCTGCATCAGCACATCGGCGCGCCGCTGTTCGCTGGCTGCGCGCGGCAGGTATGGTAGCCCCCAGTCGGTATTGATTACCGCCTTGAGGGTTTCTTCGCTGCCAGTGGCCTCATACTCCTGCTCAGCTGTCAGCAGCTTGTACACCAGCTGCGCCCAGGTCTGATAAGCGGCTGCGGGTCCTTCCATCCAGAAACTGGCTATGCGCGATCGCCGCGGTTCGCCGGATACATTGCCGTCACGGTCAATACTCTGCCCTTCCCGCAACCAGACTCCTGCGCCGTTAAGCTCGCGCTTTTTATCCGCAGTGATAATTCCGCTGCAGTGCGGGCAAAGCAGGTGTGCCGCCTCACTGGCTTTAACCGGATCCGGTTCATCTCGGTAGCCGGTCATGGACTCCATCGCAGGCTGAAAATATTCACCGCAGTGCGGACAAGGCCAGTACCAGCGGCGGCGATCGCCACGGTTGTACAGGGAGAGAATACCGGTCGTAGGTGGAGCTTCATGAGGAGACTTGCGGCGCCATTTGCTGTCACGAATATCACGCCCCGGAGAACTCTCTACAAGCGTCATCCCGGCGGACATGAAGGTGGTTGTACGTTTGGAGGCCAGTGAGAAGCCGTCGCCCTCGCCATCAATATCCTCAGGGAATCGGTCATAATCCGTCAGCGCCACACACTTAAAATCTGATGACGACATGACATTGATGGATGGCCAGCCAATTTTCAGGAAGCTACCTGAAAGGAAATACTTATCGTGAACGTTGTTGTCATTACGCCGGGGGCTCAGGTTTTTTCTGACCTCCGGGCTGCAGCGAAATGTTCGGGCAAGACGCTTTTTTGAGTGCTCCTGCGCCTTATCCTGTGTCATTTGCACCAGCAGCATATCGGACGGATCACAGACGATGTTGTAAACCACCCATCCGTCAATCAGACCATTTGTTTTACCCGTTCGGGCAGGTCCGACGAATATCACGGCGTCGTATTCACGGGATGCCAGGCAGTCCATAGGCTCCAGAACATAAGGCGCCACCATCGGATCCCAGGGGACGGAATTACCTCCGGAGGTGGGGACACGCATATATTTTGCTACCGCCACTGATACAGGCATTCTGCGTGGCGCTTTAATCAGGTGTCCGGTATCACGTTTCAATGTGAGGGCGGTCGCCAGTGCCGACATTATTCCTCCTCCGGGATGTCCTCCTCTGCTTTTTCTTCGTCACTCATGACCCGCCGGGCAATTTCATCGCGGAGATCGTCAATAATCGACTGGACGCGGGAAACCGTTGCAGGATTAAGCGCACAATCGCGCTCAAGAATATCCGGCAACGTCTCAAGAACCTGAATCATGGCCTTCGCCATTTCGGCAAACTCACGTGCAACATCTGAAGCGGGAATAAGCTCTCCTACTTCCTGTTCAAACTTCAGCCTTTCACGCTCTGACTGATACCAGGCTTTACGGTCCTGAGGCTCCATTTCTCCTTCAGCTACCGGGGCAGGCATTTTCATCAGCTCAGCAAGGACATCTGTCAGGCCATACAGTTTCAGGTTGCTGTCGTTGCCACCTGCCGGACGGACATTTTTCAGCCTGGCTGACACAGTCTGGCGATGCACACCGGACAAGGCCGCCAGCTGGCTGACGTTAAGCTGCAGTCGCTTTAATTCATGATCCATGAATGGCTCCAGTGATGAACAAAAAACAAACAGAATCGACACCGGAAATATTTTTGTCCCGATGTTTCAATGAATTGAAGTGGTGGTGATGGCCGATAAAAATGCAAAAATTTGGCTTTTTCCGCGTGTCCTCGCCCCCTCGGTGTTAATAATCGCCAGGAGTACCTTTTACTTATGAGATTCATTCTCATGTGTGTTTTGACGCCAAAATTGCCGGTCCATTGCTGATCAAGGCGGTTAGCCTCACATCTCCAACAGGTAATTAATTTACAATAGCGGTCAAAACTGGAAGTAGAGGAAATCTAAAAATGATTACCAACCACGTTCTGTAGCTTGGTGTTAAAATCATGGCAAGCAAATATGGACTTACTAATTAGTGAAAATTGAGTTTTTAACTAAGGAGCTTTGGTCATGAGCAGTCGCCCACGGATAAACCAGTTTAATGTCATTTTTCCCGTAATCTGTACCTTACTTGGTGTAAGCATTACTGCGCTTTTGGGGTTGTATGGAAACTATTTACAAACTCACAATGCCTCCAAAACAGCCTGCATTATTCGGTTAGATAAGCAAGAGTCATTATTGAGAGAAAAATATAATCAATTTATGGTTTCAGTTACTTCGTTTGGCTTTTCGCCTGCATTGACCAACCCAATGACCAGAAGCGATCTGAGAAAAGATATGTTACCCGTCGTTCAAAGCGCTACAGAAGTAATGACCTACGCTCCTCCTGAGCTGGGTATGGTTGCGGCTAACGTTCTTAAGGCCTTTTATCTCGCAGACAGCGCCGGTGATAATCAAGAATTACAAGAGTCGGCAATTGAGCAGGCTGGACAAACATTTAAGGGAGCGTATAGCGCTTACATGAAGGCACTTAACACACTAGATCGGCAGCGGCAAGAGTGTGATTAAACTATGCGCTTTAGCTTTTAACTTTTTGTTGGCTGCATTTGACTTAACGAGGATGTCTTTCTGCATCTTGCAGTCCAGAACATTGAAGCCATGTTCAGATAAGTATTTTGGCTTTAAAAAACCACTTTCTACCTAAGTAAAATCTTAATCCTTTCCGCTTACGCTTGTTGATTACTGACTGGCTGCCAGGCTGTACAGGACTCTGATGTGGAATTTGCCAACTCCAGGGAAACATCGATAAAAAGAGCAAGTGAAACTGAGACTCCGGTAGCCCTCCTTATGGGGGGCTTTTTTTGAATTGCAGCACTTTACTTGCTAAATATCTTGTATTTTCTAAACTTTAACGCAGGCTTTGCTATGTCAGGTAAAGTCGTCGTTCAGGAATACCCGTGTGCTCAAGGACGAGCCATCGCTAGTATTTCCTTTCCAGCTCTATCTGCCTTATGCCAGCAAAGTTATTGTTGCCCTTCTCAATCACAGCCAGCAGCGGCTTAATCCACAAAACAGCCTGGCAGTACGTCATTGAGCTGGAGGCAGCGGAACGATCATCGGCTGCGTCAGGTCTTCTGGTATCGGTGTGCAAGGCGCTGGTACGTAAACGGTGCGCGTATTCGAGCAGCCCACCAGCGACATCAGCAGGAACAGGCAGATCACAGGTTTTTTCACGGCGGAGAATCTCCCGGTATTCGATTACGGTTTCTTCGGTGCTGGTGTCGATCAGGGAGTTAAGCCTGTTGGCTTGTTCTGTAACCTGATTGAATCGATTGAAGTTGAATGCCTGAGTGGCGATCACTTGCCCCTGCAAAGAGTTGTCACTTCGCAGAACGTCGTTATCGCTCTGAAGACTACTGGCGTTTGAACAACTCTTAACGAGAGCGACCGAAAGGCCAGCAATGATGACAACGCCGATAAGACCCGGATTAATTTTCATTGGTCAAGCTCCCAGCATGTCAACGCACTTTCCTGATCGCGCCGTTCGACCTGTCCATAACAGCCATTCTTCTGGCCTTTAGTCAGACGGCAATCTCGTCCACCGTCCTTAATCCACCAGCGGATTGCTTCGCATGCCCCTTTACGGTCACCAGCATTGATGCGCTTATAGAAGGTCGATGGGAAGCATTTACCGGGGCCGATGTTATACGGGCAGAAGGATGCGATACCCACTTTCTGTGGCTCCGTCAGAGGCACTTTGATATTGCGATCAACCCAGGCTAATGCTTTATCGCGTTCAATAGCGTTAACCTTCCGGCATTGTTCCTCAGTGGCCGTCATGCCCTTAACAACACGCCTGCCATCGATAACGGTCACGCCGTGACATAAAGACCAGACCCCACCCGGATCAACAACGGCCACCAGCGCATTGCCTTCTTTCTCGCTGATGAACTGGTCAAAAATGAGTGGAGCAGATGCACCTGATGCGATTAGTGCCAACACTGCTGCGCTGAGTTTTGATTTATTAGACATCATTCACCTCGCGCAGCTCTTCGACGGTCTGCTTTGATTTGGAAATAGAGGTTGGTGAGAAAGGTGAGCAAGCCGAACAGTAAACTACCGATCACACCTATAGCCGCCCACTGCTCAGGGGAGTAACCGTCAAGAAGTCTTCTAAACCAGTAAATGGCACTACCTCCCGATGCGCCGTAGGAAATGCCAGTAGTTATTTTGTCCATTCGATACATGCTCTCACCTCGCTCTATGCGGGTGCTGTCGTGAGAATAAAAAAAGCCCGCTTTTGAAGGCGGGCTAATGAGTTGACTATTTGTAAGGTAGGTGTGAGTAAGGCCTATGCTCAGGAGTGAAGCTGTATCGGCTGATTCACTATCGGTCCAAGAGAACCACAGGGCATTCAGTTACTTCCCACAACTCAAAGAGTAGCAGCAGTTTGCAAAACCATAAAAAAAGGCCTGCTTTTTATGGCAGGCTCTCAAGGAATTTGAAGCTTGTATTATTGTTTTCATGGTGCCGGGTGCCTCCCGGTGACTCTACCCCAGCAGCAAAGCCGCGCGCATACCTGCAGATAGCAGTTGACTGGAACGCCCTTTCGCTTAGAAAGGATTCACCACGCAAATAAATTACGTCTCATTCATTCCCACAGTCAATGATTGCCTGTCGCGAGACCTCTCAGAACGATGGGAAACAAAAAAGGCCGCCTACTGGCAGCCTTGTGAAAATAATTATAGTCACTTACATCTGAACGCTTCAGGGATAGATGGGTTTTCTCCAGATCGGCAGGAAGGACACCACGATTGAACAATGTGCCTACCATCGCCCATATCCCTGAACCCAAAGTCTTCAGTTTTATAAAACACATGCACACCTGCATCTGCCGAGCACTTTGGGCAAGACTTATAGTCAACACCATTATGCACAGCATCTTGTGAATCGTTTAAAGAACATTCACAGACAGCACAAATACCCATACAGCTTCTCCTTGCGTTAACTGAAGGACAGCAATAGCAAAGCACTGTGGATATATCTTTGATAAAGATCGCTTTTTTGGAGTTGCAAGAGGTGCTTAAGCAGATTTCGAAGAGACTACTCTTAACAGCTTACGATAGTTTTTGCGTACGCGTTAGTATTTTGTGTAGACTCAGTAACTAGAGGGTTTTAGCCATATTTTAATATGATTAAGGTGTAATTAATGCTTGAGCAAACTGTCAGAAACATCAATTCAAGGTTTGGCTGGAGAAACACAAGGAAATTGCTCGGCTCTTCCTTAGGCATTACAGCGGCTGGTTTAGCGCCATTCATTGAACGTATGAATCACGCGGTCCAACAGGATGCTGCACTGAAATTAGTGATTGATGAATTTTGGAAGGGCCTGATCTTCAGCGGCACAAGATTGCTTACTATGTACCGTCTTGAGGATAACGATGTCGCAAAGATTCAGTCAGCTTTTAGCTTGTTAAAAAAAGACGAAAGTAGCTTTCTTAAAGCCTATCCGGCTCCTCTTTCAAAAGAAGAGCTTTTGGCCGCGGATACCGACATACATTTTGCTGAGTTAAAACTCGATATCATCAATGAAAAGCAAATTGAAACTGCAGTTCTGGTTTCCAAAGCATACTACACTGAGGTTATTGAGCTTGATCAGACCCATCTTAGCGATGCTGGAATGGAGTTGCGCGCCAACGGAGGGGAGATAAAATGCAAAACTCGGCAAGTAACACAGTGTTTTAACAGCGTAATGCTCCTTCCATCCGAAAAGTTACTCATACAGACGGTTGATTTGTCAGTTTTGCCTCGCTCAGAATCCCAATATCAACAGCATTTAGTACATAAATTCGTGAAGGAGCATGCCGGAATAAATTTGAACAAACCCATAGAACTTTTTGGCTCCATACAGGATTTATACGAAAAGATTGATGGTCGTGTTTCTCACGTTTCGTTCATCACAGCCGATGGCAACACAAGCTCATTAAAGCTAAAGCCTAGCCAACAGTGTTTGCGACGTGACAGTTATCACCATGGAGGTGAAGCTGCCAGTCCGATTCTCACAAAGTTTAAGCTGGGTAAGATTTGGGATCTTAAGCAAAGCGCTTCACAAATCTTGTCTGTCGAACTAACATTACCCGGCAAGCGTACAATGCTTGACAACCCAAAACAGCGGTTGTATGAAGCAATTGCCAGCAATTGCAACAATATTGACTCCATTGTTTTTATTGTTGAAAGAATTCTGGAATCGGTTAAATCTTGTGAAGCTAAAAAGGCAAAGCAAGCAGGAGTAAAATGAAAAAGATAGAGATGTGCGACATTTTTAGGCAGATCGAACAGGATTTTAAAGATCCTGCTCGTTATGTTTGTCGCACGCTTTTTCTCTTTTTAACAAGTGAGGATGCTCGCAAGGTAAAACATTTTACTTATAAAACCCTAATTAATGGTACTGGGCTTGATATAACCACACCGGAAGAATATGTGCTTATAATTAAGGCTGCCGATTATTTTTCGAGTTATAAAGCTCATCTTTTGAATATGCACTTTCAGTATATTGATGATACCTTGGAAGAGCCAATGGCTGTAGATGATGACTTAATTTCACATGCTTTAGATACGGGTAAATTTTACCACCCTGAAACGGGTGAGTTGGTCGATGATTTCAACCAATATCTTTACCCCTATTTCACGCCGTCCAATTTTTTGGAATCCCTCCATGGTTGAACATGATTTCAGCCTGGCTGATATTGAATCATTAATGAAATTCGATTCAGATTTTCGTGGTATGATTCAAAGAAAACTTGCAGCCACAAAAGAAATTTTTGTTAATCAGTTATATATTGATTTAGATGATGCCATTCAGGATTTAGAAAACAACAAACATTTTTACCAAGATAAAAAATGGGGGGAGGATGAACTAACCTCCTGTATTATAACGTTTTTAAAAGGTCGCCTGTATGATGCTGAGCATGATACACAACATGGTGGACACGTTGATATTTTAGTGAAACATCAACGTGGTAAATTCGAATGGATCGGTGAAGCTAAACTATGGGATGGCCCAAAATATATCCATGATGGGTGGATACAGCTTACTGAGCGATATGGTACAGGTACATACCGAGATGACCATGGAGGAATGCTGATTTATATTAAAGCAGATAAATCTGCTGTCAAATTTAACGACTGGAAAAACTATCTCTCTGCGAATGTTCATGATGTTTCTCTGGAGGCAGAGACTACTCCACTTCGTTTTAAGTCAGTATCTAAACACCCCGCAACAGATCTACCATACTATGTCAGACATATGGGGGTGTCCTTGTATCATTATACTGGTAAAAAATTAGAAAAGTAGCATTGCAAGACATCCATCAATAAATCCAAGAGCTGTCTGTAATTCTTTCCTTATTGTCCCATCTGAACATTTCCTCTTCTTCGCTATAGCACGCAGCGAGATACCAATTACAAAATGAGCCATGATCAGCTCATATTCTTCTGGCTTATACTTCTTCAGGCGCGTGACACAACCATCAATCATGATCCCTTCATCATCATCACATTGCAGGCGCGATTTCTTACCGTGCGGCAGTAGACCTTTAAAACCAGCAGCTATTGGTTGCCAGTCGACTCCACTGCTATCAGCTGCAGCCCATGCTCCCCAGCGGTCCATTACGTCATACATGTCACGCATTTTTCTCTCCAATGTTTTCGATAATTATCATTCCGGTTTCGCCCCATATTTTTGATGTCCGGGCGTCCCATATGTTGGAGTCATCCTCAAACAAGGCGTCCAAAAGAGATTTTGTTAAGTTGTCCAGATCGGGCTTTTGCTGATGGGGCTGGCCGTCCATAGATTCGCGCTTTTTCTTGCTCCAGCTCGGCGGCATTGGCAGAACGAAGGTGATATGGGCGCCGCTCTCCGGCACCTGGATTCCATGAAGGCGGGCTTCATCGCAGAACATGCGATAACGCATCACCGGCGCGCGCTGCTTCCACTTATCAGAGCGGGTCATGCGGGGTTTTCCGACTGGGGTGATGATGTATTTAGGCATCGGCGCCCTCGCCCAGCAGATAGAGCACCTGCACCAGCAGCTCAGCTTCTGTGCCGTGCTTCATTTCCCAGGTGCGGCGGCCAGCATGAATCGCCACACCATAACCGCCGTTGCGATGATTCATATGGCACAGGGGAATTGATTTTTGATGGTCAGCGCGCTGGCTTGTGCCCTGCCCGGTTCGGATATGGTGAATTTCCGCGGGCGTCTCGCCCAGGTTATGGTTTCTGCACACGATGCAGCCCAGTGCGGCCACACGCGAAAGATGGAGGCTATCTGCTTTCTTCATGCTGGACCACCAGCATAAGCAGAAACACCGCACATAGACGAGCGGCGTAAGTAAATCGGGGTAGTTCTTTGCGCCATCACTTTTCTCCGGTGATGGTGCGACAGGAGCTGGTTGTTCAGGCCAGCTTGATTATTATAAATCAGTTGTCAGGGTTGCGGAAGCGCTCAGGATGTTGCAGGAGAGATTCGCGGGTAATCAATATTGCTTCGAGCGGGATAGGTATCACGATAAAAGAACCATCGTCATTGGTCACTACCTCATAACGTCCAGCGGGGCGAACGGCAGCTATTAATTCTTGCTCATTCATAACGCAAAATCCTATTCAATTCAGTCATCCCCGAAACGCCGGGGTCGGCCCTTTTCTCCCTGCGCATTGAACGTTTCTGAAGCAGCCCTTCTCGCGAACGCCTAATAGGTTAGATAGACCAATTAGCCATAATTGGTCTGTGTAACCGATCTGCTTTCAAGACACAGGAATCAGATCCAGCCTTTTAAATCACAGGCCGATTGTCGGTATCTGTAACACGATTCAGGAGGTGCGTTACCACTCCCATTACGGTTGCATCATCCAGCGCATCGCCCTCAATAGCCTCTCCATCCTGAGTGATCAGCGCTTTCACCTGGACTTTTGCGAAGTCCAGACTGTCGCAGAACGAAATCAGGACGGTATCACCCATTTCCGGCTTTCTGGCGACGTTTATGATCGCGTACCCGGCTGATGTTTCGATGGTGCGGCAGTTGCCGTCATAGCCGTAAAGGCTGGCGATAGTGATAGTCTGTACTGCATAGTCTGCTGCTGGTGATGGAAAACCCATAATAACCACCCCCTGACAATCAACTGTATATTTATACAGTAACACCAAAAAAACGAGGGTCAAGATTTTGGGCGCAAAAAACCCGCCGAAGCTGGTAAGTGCTTAATCAGTAATCAATTCTTCTCATAGCCAGCATCACCAGCAGGATTAAAACCACCAGCTATATAGCCCCTGATAACAGCTCCATCAGATACACTGTTTCACCTCATGCAAGTGTGTTGTAGGCTCCTTCACGAAAATAATCCAGTGGGTTTTGTCGTTCTTCCCGGTACGCTGGCCGATCGCAGGTTTCTCGTCAGTAAGCTCCAAAATCTGGCTCACCGGGATTTGCGTTTCATTCCATTTGAAAATGAGAACACCGTGTGGCCGCAACACTCGGAACGCCTCCTTGAAACCGGCGCGCAGGTCTGAACGCCATGTTTTTTTGTTCAATCGACCATATTTTTTCCCCATCCATGCCGTTTGACCGACACGCTCAAGATGTGGAGGATCAAACACAACAACCGGAAACGACGCATCTGCGAACGGCAGCGCGCGGAAGTCAGCAATCAAATCAGGATGGATTATCAAGCGGCGGCCGTCGCATAATTCATGCTCTTCGCTGCGGATATCAGCGAAGAGCGTGCGTGTATCGCGTTTGTTAAACCAGAACATGCGGGAACCGCAGCACATATCGAGGATTGTTTGCTCAGACATATCACTCTCCCCCGCAGATGCGGATGCCAGCAGAGGCTAGGGACGACAATACGTCATCGCGTGAATACCATTCTCCGTTTGGCGCAGGCAATGGTTGCATTTCAATTTCGTAGCGCTCAGGCAATTTCACTTCTCGCGCCTCCAGCTCTGCAATCCTCAGCTCAGCTGCTTTCCGTTTCCTGAACTGAGCTTTACGGCTGGCCCTCAGGTTGCGCTTCGCCAGTTCTGCCATGTGCAGCTGATGCTCTGCGTTAGCCAGCTGTTGGCGTACTTCGTCGTTTTCCAGCTCAGAAATCTGCTTCTCTGCGGCATCCAAATCATCGCCTAATTTCTGCGCCATCTGGAACCAATTAGCACGCTGCTCTTCTTTGGCTTCCAGCTCATCCAACAGCGCCAGCACAGCATCAGGCGTCGCTTTGTCGTGGAAGTTATCAGCATCACAGCCCCAGTCATCCGTCGTCTTTGCATGCATCGCAGCCTTGCGTAATGCGCTTTTGTCGATGTTGCTCACTTGGCCTCCACTAACTCTTTCCATTTTTCTTGAAGCAGCTGCCGGGCCGCTGCCTCTCCATCAGGCGGGAACGAAAATCCCGCGCGGACTCCTGGGCAACCGTTAGAACAGCGGACCTCTGCCGAACCCCAGTTCATCCCCCGGCTGCGAACCCTCAGTGAAGGAGCCATTCCGCATTCAGGGCATTTCGGCAAATCAGTCATTCCCCAGCCCCTCCAGCAGATGTTTGTGGCGGCGCAGCTCGCGAACGGCACTCTGCAGACGCTGCAGGTTTGCCAGCTTCGCTTTCGTGCGGCGGATTTCGGTCGAGATATAGCGCGATGACGGAATAATCAGATCATCCGGACGGCTGGCGAAAGCCGGGATATCCCCAATAATTTCTTCCAGGGTTTTGCTTTCCGGAGCCGATGCGGCCTTGAATTCTGCTGCTGCGGGCTCCTGCTGCTCTGGCTGTATTGCCGATTCACCCGCCAGGCTCCAGGTGATGTTTTTACCGTCCACATGGCGCAGAACCAGACCGTCCTTGCACATCGCACCAAGCGATGCATTCAGGGCTCGGGAACCTTTGCCCAGCTTTTCTGCGACCTGATTAGCACTCATAGCTCCCTGGCCCTGCATTGCTGCCAATACTCTCTCCACAAGCGGCGATGGCTGCTTGGGTCTGATACGCTTCGGCTTATGCTCCTTCGCGGTACCGACCGACCATGATCCATCGAAGAAATCACACAACCCTTCTTCCTTCTGCTCGCGAAGCATTTTCAGTGCCTCTACCGGCTCGATATCCAGACGGGCTGCTACATCGACGTAGGTTGCTTTACCCATTGCTTTCAGTGCGTCGATTACGGATTCCATAATTTTCTCCTCAAAATTCACTTAACAGGTCTCAGGTGGCTAACGTTTCCGCGATAGCTCTCCCAATCAAAATTCACCCAAATGCCGTTATCCATGCGCAGGCGGTCAATAACCCTTTCACCCAGGGTTTCTACCAGCGCGTTGTAATTCAGGTTGGTCAGAACGCCAACCGGGCGCATTGCGGCCAGGCGGCGATCTATAATCTGGTTCAATAAAACTTTCTCACCGCGGCTGTCGCGCTGAATGCCGACTTCGTCGAGCACCAGCAGATCCACTTTGCAGAGGTCGTCCAGCAGCGCGGCTTCAGACTGCCCTTCGTCGTAGCAGGCCCGGGCGCGCAGGGCCAGATCCGGCACCGTCACAATCAGAACCGTTCGGCCCTGTTTCAGCAGATAATTTCCGATCGCCGCTGAAAGGTGGTTTTTCCCGGTACCAGGCTTTCCGGTGAAAACGAAACTGGCGAACCCGGTACCAAAATTTTGCGCATAGCTCTTTGCCAAACTCAGAGCATGCCGCTGGCCGTCGCCCTCAACCGTGTAATTCGCGAAGCTGCAGCTGCGGTGCAGGTTCTGGATTCCGGATCGCCCGAAAATTTTCTCTGCCCGCGCCTGCTGGTTGATCTTGTCGATCTCCGCTGCGCGCTTTTGCCCTTCTTCGCGCTGCCAGGCCATCAGCTCAGCTGCGTTTTTGAATTTGGGTTCAATGCCTGCCGGAATCACACGGCGAAGGCGATCGAGAATCGAACCTGCGTTTTGCATGCTTACCCCCTGAATCCTGGCGGAACAGTGTTATCCGGGCAGGAAATGTGATTAATATCCCGACCACCAGCCTGGTATTGCCCCGTGCCCGGCGATGGGAGGCGAAGAACCAGGTCATCCCATTTTTCGCGCAGTTTTGATGGTGACATCACGTTCCGGCACCAGAACGGATCACGCTGTACTCGCGAAAACATTTCGCAAATTTGCTTATGTGTCCTGCCGTCAACGGCACACATCAACCGGATTTCGTTGGACCATGCTGTCCAGTTAGGCTCTTTAGGGCGCGCCAGTTCCCCGTCTGTCTCAGCTGCTTTTTCATAAAGCTTGACGATGCGGCGCCACATCCACTGAGCGCAGGTCAGATCTTCCTTGCTTCCCCACTGCCGCTTTCCTGCATGGGCAACCACGGCCTCTGGATGACGATTTAAAAACGCGTCTTTGGTCAGCTGTTCGTCCGACAGCGAAGCGTACGGACAAGAAGTGTTTTTATTCTCTGTAGTAGTCTCTGTAGTAATCTCTGTAGGATCGAAATGGGCTTTGCCGTCTCCGCGGGCTGGGCTTTCCCCAGTTCCCGAACAAGGCATTCCCTTGTTCCCGGATTGGGCTTTCCCTTTCTCCCGAAATGGGTTTTGCCCATTTGGTTTGTTATCAACGACTTGCGTTAGTACCTGATCCACGCGCTCAAAATTAACTTTGAAGTAAATCCGATGCTCAAGCCGCTTGTGGGTTTCTACCAGGACCCCAAGGCGTTTCAGCTTTTTCCGTGCAGTCAGTTGCTCTTCGTAGCTCAGCCCGGTTTCCGCCTGGATTTCCTCTGAAGTTTTATGCACACCCAGATCGGAGGTGAGCTTGTCCATCCAGTAGGTCATCTGGCAAAACAGAACGGTGGCACTTACGCCGCCCAGGTGTTCGGCCAGCGCCGGGTAATACGCAACCGGACGACCGAACCCGCGAATGATGTCAGATGGATTCATGGCTTCACTGACCCTTATGCCGCACGATGGCTGTTCATGATCTGGACTTTCACGCCAGCCAGCTGCGCCAGCGCATCGATCGCTTCCAGAGTCTCCCGCCTGATAACCGGTTGCGGTTTGCCGGTGAATACCGCGTTGGTGGCTTCGATGCACTCTTTGTTAACCTTGGCAGCCCGGTAGAGCATGCAGTCCTTCTGCTCCAGTTCGTTATCAATGGCGGTGCGGATGGCATAGCTCAGCGCTTGCGCCTGCTTAATATAGTTCGGGGTATCATTCCGAAATGCCCGCTGAATAATCTGCTTGTTGTTATGCAGTCGGCGCGCGTATTCGTCAGGATCCGTCACGTTGTCCAGCGGCTGGAGCAGATGGCCAAAGTGATGCGGAGTTATCAGCTGCGTGACCGTCTTCCAGCCTTTTTCCTGCGCCCAGGACTCCAGCTCGCATGCCAGCTTTTTGATTTCCATCAGTCAGACTCCTTCTGCGCGCGTGGGATATCCTGAACAGGAATTCCACTGGTAGGGGTTGGATGCAAATCAGGACGTAACTCGTGCGGGGTTACAGTCCAACCGCCAAATTCACAGAGCTTTATCACTCGCTCACTTGGAACTCGGTTTCGGATAATCCAGTTGGCAACTGACTGTGAGGACTTAAAGTTGAATTTCCGGGCGACGGTCGAAACAGAGCCAATCGACCTCACTGCCTTTTCAGTTATGTTCTTGTATGAAGTAGTCATCGTGTTCTCCTGAATGAGTCGATGATTGGAATATACTACATAAAGTAGAAAATACAACTACGAAAAATAGAAATGACTATAAACGCGCCGTGCCTTACTCTTCTACCTATGGTAGAAAAAGCGAATAAACATCAGGATTTCGCTAACCGGCTGACCGAAGAAATGCGCAGACAGCGCCGTTCCGTAAAGGATTTAAGCCAGGCTTGCGATGTCACATACGAAATGGCTCGTCGTTATACGCTGGGCACGGCTAAGCCACGCGATGAGAAACTGCATAAGATAGCTGACTGGCTAAATGTCCAAGCGGCATGGCTTGACTACGGCGAAGGTGAGAGTACGCCTGCTAAGCTTTCTGAAACTGATTTTTCGGTCTTCCCCGCGACAGAACCCGACGCTGACAGCAATGGGGAATTCAGGGATTTAAGCGAAGACGAAAAGCGGCTGGTTCGAGTGTATCGGCAGTTCCCAAGTGTTGAAGCCAAGAACATGCTACTGGCTTTCGAAATGCGGTATAAACAGCTATATGATTTCTTTCTGAAGTATGCCAACACCCCGCAGAAGTAAAAAAATCCCTAAGAACCCGGCACATGCCGGGTTTTTTTACGCCCTCAACCACTACCACAAGTAGCACCAACCTCTTCAATTTCTACTTCTAGTGTTGACACTTCTACTTTATGTTGTATTCTCTACTCATCGAAGCACAACAGGTGCGACAGGTAAACGTTCCGCCTACCCGGCGATAAGGGTGAACAAAGCGAACAGGCAGGATGCCCATGAAGTAGCCGCCCAGGGAAAAGGAGACCGGGATGATTCCCCAGTGTGAAGTGGAGAACACCGATGGATGAGAAGTTAGAAGCGCTTTTAGAAAAGATTGCGCGCCTGGAGCTGGCAGCCAAGCGAGGGTTGCAGATAAACGAAGAGATTAAGCCTCATTTAACACAAGGCCATGTGATCTCCGTTGAATACTGCAACGCAACGCTGAAAAGCTGCGCTCTATTTCGCAAATGGATTAGCGAGTATTTCGGAGCATCTGAATCGACTGCTGCTCAGACATGCCGTGATTCTGAACAATGACATCGAGCTCTTCACTCTCCGTCTCATTGTAAAAAGTTTCACTGCCAAGGCTGTGAAGATTGCCGGTAATGACGTGACCCCTTTCAACATCATACCCACCGAGCAACTCAGCGACTGTGAATTCTCCGATTTGGTCACGGATAACGATGTAACCAATGCGGTGCTCATGATGTACTACGACTCCGCGCATGTAAGTTTCCTTGCTGGCTGTGTGAGAACTCCAGCATACCACCGAGCCTGATGTGGTTAAAAGACAGGCGCACAATATGGAAGCGCATTCCACCCTTTCACTAATGGGGATTGGTTTGTTAGCTGGCGGAGTGTGCTTCCAGTTGTGAGCAATCGAATATTGTAGATGGCTGTTAATAACCTTCATAGAGGATTCATTATGACAGACTTTAATCGTCAACCATCACGGCAACAGGCAGTCCGCCTTAACTGGTTTGAAATAAAACTTCGACAACTTTGTTATTTGCTGGCTCAAAAAGGCAACCCTGAACTCTGAAGGTTAATAGCGTCGATATAAACGCAACAACCTGACTGTCATTTAATTATACACGATAAAAAACGTGCCTTACACGGCAGGGATTTTCACACCTTAAATTAAGGATCATAAAATGAAAGCAACTATTACTACCGTAGAATTGAGCCTGACAATCGTAAATAAAGATCTTGCAACCTTTAATGTTAACGGTGCTATTTCAGGCGTGGTTCATTTGTCATCCTCTGGCCCTGTTACCGTTGTGATTAATGGTGGCTACGTACTCGGGAAGTTCGATTGCCCAGCCTGCGCTGTTAAACATATTAGCTTGCTGTCTGTGAATTTCGCAGAAGCGCGGAACTCTTGTGGCATGTCCTATTACGACCATAAGCGCCAACAACTCAATTGATATGGACGACATCATTTGTCATTGCGCTGTTTGCTGCCACGAATATAAAAAACCGGAAATGCACGAAAGGAAAACAGACATATATCCATTTAAGCGGACGATTTATTTATGTAAGCAATGCAATGAAAAAAGAGAAAAGCGTGACGCTTTAAGAAAGGTAAAACGCGGCATCCGCAGGCCATTTCATTCAACATCATTTTTCAAATATTAAACGAGGTTATTATGTCTGTTGAGTTAAAAGTATTTGGTGGTGCTTACTTCCCAAAAGATAAAGCATTAAAAAAACATCCCGATTTAAAACCACTTGCCACCGCAGTTAATGCGGCCACAAAAGCCATCGCTGAAGCCGTTATTTTCGGCAAGCTGGCGGCAGAACATCCTGAACATATTGATGATTACTTCAAGGTGAAAATCTGGGAGCACCGCGAAGGTCTTCCCTGCCCTGATTTTGACGTCTTCTCATCTGAGTTTTTCGACAGTGTGGCCGTATGGAATGTGAATGCTGGTGAACCAGCTGCGGCGCCACAGCCAGAAGCTGATGTAAAGGAAGAATGGGAGGACAACAAGACTCTGGAAGAAATTAAAATCGTTGCGCAGCTCGACCAAGCATCCCGTGCGGCTTGTCTGGCACTGTTCGGCCCGGTCCCGGGAATCACTACAGCGCAGTATGGCCAGATCGTCGATTTGAAGAATGACGATGAACCCAGCTTTGCCCGCGAGCTTGCAGAAGCACTGGCAAAAGAGCGACGCGCGCTTGAACTGGCGCCGGAACGCCAGGCGCAATTACTCTCCTGGTTACGTGAGAACATCAAAGAATCTGCACAGTGGCCGGACATTAAAAAGCAGATCGCTAAATGGATCGACACACCAGTTGATAAGCGTCCTCTGTCTACCACCACAGAAGAAAACCTTACAGACACCGGCTCCACGCTGGGCGGTGGTAACAAGACAGACCGCAGCCCGGATCTGGTTCATAACCTCTCTACGCTGCGTATCGAAGTGGCTGTTGCCATTCTGAGCATGTACGACGAGATCGACATTTACTGGATCCCGAATAAATACATGATTCCAGCGAAAGCCATGGCCGAAGCAGAACAGGACACCCGTTTCACAGCGTGGTGGAAAAAACTGCGCAGCACCCCAGGCATTCTGGACTATTCCCGTGCGGCCATTATCGCCCTGATTAAATCCGCTCCGGAGGACATTTGGATGGATCCTGTTGCCTTGCGTGAATACATCAATCGCGAGCTGGTTGAACGTGACCATGCGAACCCGGACCAGAAAACGGTTGATATAGCCTGCCGCCCTAAACCTCGTACTAATGCTGAGAAAAAAGAAAATGATGAAACCGAATCGACTGTACCGGTCAAAACTGATCTACCAGCAGTTTGCCCGGCAAAAGCTGCGCAGCTCGACAAAGAACTCAACGATGCATTCGCTCAGAGTTCAGCCTCAGAAAAGCAAGCAAGTGAACAGCCACGAGTGGAGAACCTGGGCGGCGGCGTCTTCTCTGTTGATGCTCTGATAAATACCCCCTCCTCAAATGAAGTCGAAAAACAGGAAGTGCCACCAGTACCAAATGATCGCGACTTTGCGATTTTGCATGCTCTTAATGACCTTATTTCGGGACGCGCCGACATCATGGGGAAAGAAGAGGCAGAGGGCGTGGTGGCATGCACCGGCCTGCGGGTTTCTGATGTTATCCCGCTTCTACTGGCAGATATCACAACCACGGAATTCTGCCTGTCTCCTGAGTTCTCCGACGAGGAAATCCACGACGTGACAACCACGATGCTGGATAGCTGGTCCGACGATATCAGTGTGCGCCAAAAAATTGCCCTCGATGCGATTGTTGAATACCGCCGCCCGGAACCACCAAAACAGGTTGTACTCGATAAGCCATCAGTCATGGCAAAACCTAAAGCCGAGCCCATGGCAGCACCAGAAACAAACGTTCAGCAATCGTCGGTTACCTACCTGCAACAGCTGACCATTGCAGCGCTGCAGGGCTTATGTTCCAACCCGGCATATTGCAATCAGTATGAGGAACTACCGGCTATGGCCGCCGGGCTTGCCCTCAGCGTGATCAACCATCAGGAAGGCTCCTGTGCGTCTGATTAACCGTAGCAAGGGAGACTGCATCGGCGGGCCAGCATGCGCCGCCGCGCTCAAATGCCATTTTGAGAAATATGGCGAGCATGGACGTCGTTACACCCAGACGATTTACACAGTGCGTATCGGCGAACAAAAAGTGACGGTCGAAGTCGTCAACCGGAGCCGTAGTTATGTGGCGACGGCCATGACCCGAGCCCGCCATCTTCGCCGCCTGCCAGGGTTGGCTGATTCGTGAGATTCAATATTCGCCAGCTGCCGCACGTATGATTGCAGCTGGCTATCGAGAGTGATAGCTATGAGTGAACAAAGTCTGATACCGCTGCGGGACTGGAAAGCTCGCAGATTGCACTTCCCCATAACAATCACATGCCTGGTGAAACACGGGAAACTGGGATACATACAACCGAGACCGATTAAAATTGGAAATCGCTGGTGTATCGACGAACAAGCAATTTATATCGGACCAGGAGCGACGGGAGTCGAACCAGAAATTCACAGTGACGACGACGAAATATTGCGGGAGATCCTTAGCGATGTCACCAAGGCCACGAAAAAATAATGTATCAATTTCCGGGCTGTATGCCCGGTTTGATCGTCGCACAGCAAAAACCTACTACCAGTATAAAAACCCTTTAACGGGTAAGTTCCATGGTCTGGGCACCGACAGGGAGAAAGCGGAAAAAATAGCCATAACAGCAAATCAGAGAATTGCAGCAGCAGAAGCCGAACATTATTTGCGTCAAATTGATGAAAGTCCTAAAGCAGCAGCGCAGCGCGGGATCAGCCTCAAAACATGGATAGAACGTTATCTGAAGATTCAGAAACAAAGTCTGGATGCTGGCTCGCTATCGCTGAAACGCTTTAAAGAAAAAAAACGCATGGCAGAGTTGCTTTCCAGGCGGCTTGGCTCGCGGCCAATGAAGAGTCTGGAGGTAAAGGATTTTGCTGTGTTACTGGATGAATACCTGGACGCAGGACATGCCAGCAGCGCCCTCTGCAACCGGGTGGTGTGGGTGGATATTTTCACTGAAGCACAACATGCCGGAGAGGTCCCTCCTGGATGGAATCCACCAGCAGCAACAAAAAAACCTTCGGTGAAGGTTACACGTGCGCGCCTCTCTCTGGACGAATGGAAAAAAATACTGGAGCAAATACCGGAGGATCGGTACTCGCATAAAGCGATGCTGCTTGCTTTAGTCACTGGTCAGCGCCGGGAGGATATTGCGAACATGAAATTTTCAGACATTAAGGACGGCTATCTGTACATCGAGCAAAGCAAAACGGGGGCCCGTATTGCATTGCCGCTGAACCTTCGTTGTGAAGCCATTGGCTTATCTCTTGAGGATGTAATACGGAAGTGTAGGGATAGGTTTGTCAGCCCCTACCTCTTGCACGGGAAGATGAAAACTAAGGCAAAACCTGTGAATCTGATTTTGGTTTCTAAAGAGTTTGCCGCGGCACGTGATGCAGCCGGTATCGTACCGCCAGCAGGAAAAACACCAACAACGTTTCACGAACAGCGTTCATTGTCCGAAAGACTTTACCGCGCCCAGGGGATCGATACGAAAATTTTGCTGGGCCATAAAACACAGTCAACCACTGACAGATACAACGACGATCGCGGGAAGGAATGGACCAAACTTGCAATTTAA